TCCGTGAGCGTGTATGTTTTCGGACCGTCCTCGACCCTGTCGCGCGGTTTCGGCATGTAAGCGGCCGCCGTGACCTCATCGGCCCCGATCTGCGCCACGAACGGAGCCCTCGCGACGCCGTCCGCCAGCTGCGAGGCCTGCGGCGGCGGCGCGTAGGCCATGACGCTGACGCTCTGCGACTGATCCGCCCGCATGAGGCGCATCATGCGCCCTTTGTCGGCGATCTGACGTCGTCGCCGCTCCGTGCGCCACGTCATGCCACGCCCGCCGGGCGATACGCGTCGAGAATGTCCGCCGCCGCCTGCGGCATGCCGCCGGTCGCCGCTGCGGACGTGTCCCAGCTGGTCGACCCGACGCCCTGCTCGCTTTCGGATTTGAGCAGCGGATCGCGCCCTGTCGCGTGCCACAGCGCCGCCGCCGTCAGGCGAACCGCACGCTGGATCGAGGCTGGCAGCGTGCCGCGCATCGCCGTGCCGTCCGCCGCGACGCTGTCGAGCGTGTAACCGGCCCGATAGGTCACGACGTAGCGCGCCGCCCGCCAGCAACGCGGATGACCGCTGTCCGGCGGGTAGACGATGCCCGCGTCGGGATTGACCGGCAGCGCCGCGACAGCGTCCGCATCAAGCGCTGTAGCGCCGATCGTAAGCCCCGTGACGGCCGACACCGGGTAACGGCCCAGAACGAGATCCGACTGGCGCGCCTCGCACCCCAGTTCGATCACGTCGCACCATGCCCGGTCGATCAGGGGACGACCGACATAGGCGAGCGCCATCGACGACGCGTCCTGCAGCAACAGCGCAAGCCTTGCGTCCTGCGACGCGTCAGAAACCCCGAGATCCGCCTTGAGGTCGGCCAGAGACGCCAGCGGCGCATCCGGCGCAGGCGGACCGACTGGCGTTGTCCGCCTCATGGTCCGACCTCCCGACCGTTACGAGCCGCCGCCGGCGGCGGCCGTCGTGGTCAGATCCGCGAACGAGCCCTTGATCAGCGCCTCGGGGCGATACACCGCCAGCGCAAGCCGCTCTTCCGCGAGGATCGTGACCATGTTCTTGACGAAGTTGTCGCGATCTTCGGTCGAGATCGTCACCGTGGCGTCCTCGCGGTCGAAGATCTGCGCCGCATAGCGGAAAGCGCCCGTCATGAAGCCGCCCGCCGCCATGGCGAGGCTCTGCGCCACGGGAAGCCCCCACAGCACCGGTCCGGCGACGCCGGTCGGGTTCGCGAAGACATAGCGCTGCTGGCCATCTTTCGTCAGCTCGATCGACGCCCAGTCGGTCGGGTTGAGAATGTGGCCCGTCGCAGGGAAGAGCGCCAGCGTCGCCTGCAGCATGGCCAGACGCAGGCGGTCGATCATGGTCTCGTTCTTGACCGTGACGCCCGCAGGCTGCGCATACGCGGTCGCCTGCGTCATCAGGCCTTTCAGGTTCTGGCCGGTCCCGTCGCCGCTCAGAAGCTGCGTGTCTTCGACAAAGGCGAGACCGTAACGCAGACGTCCGTCGATGTAGCTGGTCAGCATGGGCGCGTCAGCAAGGATCTGCTTCGACGCCAGAACCCAGTGGGCGATTGTGCGAACAGGCAGGTTTTGCAGATCGAAGGTGAGATCGGACTGGGGCTTCGGCGTGGTCGGGTTTTCCGCGACTGCGGCGGCGTTGTTCGTAAACCCGGTTTCGCGGACGTAGTCGATCGCGCTCGAACTGGTCGACCCAGGCATCAGCAGATCACGGATCACCAGCTGGCGGTTCGGCACGACCTGCACGATTCCGGGCTGGCGATCGGCGACCACAAGCCCGGTCGTTCCGGACGCGCCCGTCGTGCTTCCCGACGTGATGTTCTTCAGGTCCACAGACAGGCGACCTTTCCAGCGGTCGCCCTCGGCCATCGCCGCCTTGATGTTGTCGTCGGCGACAAAGCGCTGGCCCAGCGAGCGCGTCTCGATCTGGGCGTCGCCGCCGCCAGCGCGCGCGCCCTTCTGCTCCATCTCCGTCACGCGCGCCGCCAGCGCGTTCATTTCCGTCAGGGCCTTGTCCGCCGACTGCTTCGTCTCGCGGGTCATCTCGCCGAGATTCTTCATCTCGGTTTTCGCCGTCTCGGCGAACTGCCTGACCTGATCCGTCGCCGTCTTCAGATCCGCCACAGCCTGCTTGTATTCGTTTTCGGTGGACATCCCGTTTTCCCATGAAAAAAGGGCGCCGAAGCGCCTTTGCGTGAAACATTGAAAGTGAAACCCGGACGACGCGCCGCGCCGTCCTTCCCCCGTCTCAGAGACCCGACAGATCCGGCAGGTCGAGACTGGCGAATTGCGAGAAAGGCGACGTCGCTCTCGGCGCTGCGCCCAGAAGCTCCAGAATGCCGGCGGCGGCCGCGCGGATCTCGCGCAGAGGCGCGGCCTTGCCGTCGAGCGCGAGCGGCGCGCCGGTCAGCGCCTCATGCGCCGCCTGCAGGTGCTGCAACAGGGCGTCCCGCTCATCCTGCGTCGGCGAGTCACCGCCGACCAGCGCGGACTGATGCAGCTGAATCGCGGCCGCGACGGCATCGGTCGCTTTCGCGGGCGTGATCGTCGACCGCAGTTCCGGCGCAGCGAGACGGCGCTTCATGTCCGTGACCCGCGCCATCGCATTCGACGGATCGTCGACCAGACTGACCTCATGGAGGTTCACCCGCTTGAGCTGGCGCCGGGGCTCTCCGACCTGCGTCCCCTTGATCGCGCCGCCGTCCGGCACGGAAAAGCCGATCGAAAGCCCGCTCAGCGCGCCGTCTTTCACAAGCCCGTAAAGGCGTTTTCCGTAATCGGTGTCCATCCCCGAGAGCTTGCCCTTGAGGTGCAGACCGTGACTGTCTTCCGAGGCGTCCGTCCAGACCCCGGCGGGCAGGCCGTCGCCACCGAGAAATCCGTGCATGACGTGCATCGCAATGCTCCGCCCCTGCGACTTCCTCTCCGCGAGAGAGTCCGCGAACGCTCCCGGCAGCACCACGTCGCCGTGAGCGTCCGTGTTGTTAAACACGCTGCCGTAACCCTCGAACGTTCCGTCTGTCGCGCCAGGTGCGAACTTCACCTCGAACGGCGCGGCAAGGTAATCGCCGTCAATCATCGTCTTCGCTCCCTGTTGAGTCGGGTTGTGGCGGATCGGGCGGCGGCTGGCCGCCCGGAACAGGCTTGAGCGTCGGCTGCACGGCCGCCTTGCCGATATCGGCTCGCGGGATCATCTGCGCCTGCACGCACAGGACATTTCCGTCCGGGTCCGGCGGAAGGTTTTCCCTCGCGCGAACTTCATTCGCGGTCACGAAACCATTCTGCAGACCTGCGACATAGAACGCAGTGCGAGCCGCCGTATCCCCGCGCATCAGGGCGTCGACGTTGTGCTTCGCGTAGAAACGCAACCGATCGGCCGGGCTCAGCAAACACCGCGTTATCGCCTGCTCGATCCGGATCAGCCACGGCATCAGCCCGTATTGCAAAAACCACAGGTTCATCTGCTCCAGCCCGGAGCCCCACGCCGTCGACTTCTCCATCCTGCCGATCATGACCGGCGGAACCGCGAACCAGCGGCACAGCGTCTCGACGTTGAAACCGCGTGTCTGCAGCAGCTGCATATCTTCCGGGTTGAGGCCGATGGATTCCACCTTCCAGCCCCCCTCCAGCAGCGGCGTCTTGCCCGCGTTGATGGCGCCCGCGTAGTCCGCGAGGATGGCTTTCGCGCGCTCTTTCTCCGGATCTTTGAGGTAGTCCGGAGCCGAGATATAGCTTTGCGTCAGAAGGCCGTTTTTGAACGTCTTGCCCGCCGTCTGCTCCGCCGCCAGCGCCGTGCCGATGGACTGACGTCCAACGGAGATCGGCGACAGCCCCAGCAGCCCATCGAACGAGAACCCCTTGATATGGAAAATATCCGCCTCGGCCAGTACCAGATATTTGCCCTGCCACGCATAGGTGTAGGTCAGCGCGCCACTGTTCGGATCGCGCCGCACCGTCATACGATCCGGGCGCAGCGGGTTGATGGCGATCACAGACCCGTCGCCACGGCGCATCACCTGTCCGAACGCGTTGCCCCATGTCACAAGACACGCGACCATGGTTCCCCAGAACTCGATCGGCGTCATGTCCGCGTTGGGCGACGTCGCCAGAACCGAAAACAGCGGGTGGTTACGGGCGACGATCGACGTCTCGTTCGGCTGCCGCTCGTATAGCTTGAGCGGCAGCGACGCGATCGTCTCCGACAGCAACCGCACGCACGCCCAGACCGTGTCCAGCTGGATCGCGGCGTCGACCGTCACCGTCTGACCGGAAAAGGTCGGACCGCCCGCCAGAAACGCGCCCAGACGCAGATCCGTCAGGCTGACGCCTGTCGTGGCCAGCGCCATGACGTTCGCCGCCTTGAAGAACATGGCCCCGAAGGCCTTACGGATTGTCATACCGCGATGATCCCGGTTCTAAGAAAATCCTCGACCTTTCCGCCGCTGCCCGGCGGCTCCGGGTTGCGAGACATCAGGGTCACGGCGTTGAAGGTCGCCATCAGCGGGTCGATCTTGAGGTTCCCCGCCGCCTGCTTCGTGATGACGATCGCGTTGCCTCTCGGCTCGACCTTTGCGTTTGACGCCGCCCACGCCATGATCGGCCGCGCGCCGTGCCGGAACGTCCCGTCAGCCAGCTTGCGCTCCGCCGTCTTGATGGCGCCTGACAGCGTCCAGCCCTGCGAGACGCCGACGACGCGGTCGCGCCCGATGCCGCGCACAGCCAGCGCGTCGACGATGGCGCCCACGCCCTGCGGATCAAGCCCCACCTGGGCGAGGCCGCCCCCGGCGTCGACAACCTCCAGCACGTCGGCCAGCTGCTCGATGTCGTCTCCCGGCTCCGACACGATCGCCAGATCGCCCTGCGTCTGAAAATCGCGCATGACGCTGGCCTCTTTCTTGCGAAGCGTAAGCACGCCCTCAAACACCCAGCTTTTTTGCCAGTGCAGCCATTCCTGCGTCGTCGCGTCGCGCCCCAGCACGACGAGCGACAGCAGGTCGTCCAGCCCGCCGCCGTCGATCCCTGCGACCACGACCTCTGCGCGGGCGAGAACCTCCTCCAGCGTGAGCGTGTCGTCGCCTGCGCCCACCCAGTAATCCGCGCCGACCCAGCGGTCAGAACGAAGCGCAAGGCCAATCTCGACATTCAGATGCTGCGAGGCCCAGCTGGCCATTTCCTCGACGCCCTTCTCGCGGACGTCGTCGAACTCCTGCC